GGTATTTAATGCTAATGGTGTAAAACTTACCGGTATAGATGACTTTTCTATAACTGACTGGCAAAAGTTATGATAAGCAATTGGTTCTACCTTGCCATCATATCCTACATATATATCTAGCTTTACCACTTAACTTTGTTAGCCCAATATGCTGCGGACATTTTTCCTTTGGCAATGTTCTTTGCGTGCCTTGCTTTAAATGACTTGGCTCTATCTGTATTTGTTTTATCGCCACTTACACCTTTTTGTCCAAAACGTATAAGTTTCTCTGTGTCACCCTCTTTAGCCAATACTGCATGTGACTTAGTAGGATGACTCGGAGTTCTCTTAGGTTTATTATAACCTGAGAATGTTTCTTTACCTTTTTTGATCATTTCTTTTTAGCTGTTTTTGCTGACTCTTTGAATGCTTTAGCAGTCGGTGCGCCTTTTGTTCCTGGCTTTCTCATTCGTTCCCCAGAGCCAGCCTTGATTCTAGCTTTTTTGGCTAAAATATTACTATAAAGACCTGGCTTATTTGCCACGTTTAGCTGCCTTTTTCATAGGCTTAGCTGCCATAGCTTTACCTGTTTTTTTAGCGTAAGACTTAGCTTCTTTCTTACCCTTTTCGGTGTAAGCAAATTTCATTTTTCCGACCATTGGCATAATTATTTACCTTTCTTTTTAGCCATGCCAGCTTCTGATAAAGCAATAGCAATAGCTTGTTTAGGGGACTTTACTACTTTACCACCTTTACCTGAATGTAATGAACCAGCTTTAAACTCCTTCATTACTTTTGATACTTTTTTGGTTTTTCCCATCTTTGTGCTTGGTTTCTTCATTTGGTATCCTGATAAAAGTGTGATCATATTGACACTCTGGACATTGTTCATAGCCGGTGTCATCATACGGCTGGCCGCATGTACTGCAAATTTTGGGACGCATAAAATAAAAAACCCTACCGGTTAAGATAGGGTTTAAGGAGAGTTACGGAGTTTATGGGCGTAATTATCCCATTGCGTGATATTTTACCACGGAAATGCGTTTTGTCAAGATGCTAGGCATTAATTCTTTTTGATACTATGGTTAAAAGGTTGTCCATTGCTAGATCTAGTTTGTATTCATAGGCCAAAGGCTTTTTAGAATGTAAATAGCGGTGATATATGGCATCTTGCTGCTCACCAGGAAGGCTGTGTATGACTGAGTCGACTACATGGACGTTAGAAAGGTCTTGTATGTCTATCATCTCATCAAACGAGTCTACCGTTGATTCTCCTCCTGACGAGAGACCAACTGACTTAGATGGATAACCCAGGCGGTGATTATCCGACTTCATCCATAAGGCCCAATCATCTAGTATTTGCATAAGTCTATCAATACGGATCATGTTGAAGTCCTAGGATACTAGCATTAAAAGACTGAATGCCTCTATATGGGTTTCTTACACTATGTTTATCCTGATCTGCTGTATGTTTGTAAACACTTAAAACTTTAAAGTTTGGCATTGGATGATAAAGCTCCTGGAGATAATGTTTTTTAGGTTTATGATAAAAAAGATACTTGCCGCCTCTTTTCTCACATAACAAGTCCCACTCTACAAGTTTAATTACTACAAATTTAATATCATTAAACTTAAGGCCTACACGTCTAGCTATTTCTTTACATGTAATAACCTCGTCTTCATTTATTACATCTAACAACATATCCTTCATGCGATAGGCTTTTGTTTGTATCGCTGTTACTTTCATGAGACATCAACTTCCTTAACATGCCACCTGTTATTTTTTTTGTACCATCCGTGAACTAGCACAGTCCAGTTAGCTTTTCTAATGTGACAAATGGCAGTACTATCTTTTATTTTTTTGATCCTTGCGCTGACGTTGCTTAAACTTGTCGTTTGAATGGCTACAGTATTGCCATCTTCGGATATTGCAAGGACGTCAATGCAGCCGAAAAGGTCTACACGAACTCTCCCCCAGCTATTCCATTTCTCCACTACCTGAACTAATGGGTAATTTTCCTTCTGAAGTTTTGCTAGTGTTAGCTGTGTCGGTGACTTCCCTGCCATCAAATTGTCCTTCGTGTGGTTTACGTTTAAAAATGCTATCCCAGTTATTGCTAAAAGTATCCTGGTCTACGCTGTATGGCCTTGGTGCTGATCCTTTACCCATTATTTAATTCCTATAATGTCATGTTCCCACAAATATTGCATGGTATTTACATAGGCCCTATTCCACATATCACGTTTTTGGTCTTTAGTAAGTTTGTTACCAGCATCTAATTCGTAGTGACAATGATAACATAGACTACAAGTGAGCGCATCCGAATTTTTGAGACCCATGCCCTTGCCCTCGTTACGGTGTGCAGCGACTACAGTACCATCACTAGCACCGCATGACTGACATGGGATCTCTCTTAAAAGTTTAAGTAGTTTAGTGTTACGATATATCACTTGGAAACCTAAACCCATATTCAATTCCAAACCTTCTAACCTTTTCAAGGTAGTCAGAAAATTCGTATGTATCAAGATCAGTAGTTGATCTTACGTGTGTAACAGGACGGCCAGCTACAAGTTTAGTTTCAGCGAGGTTCTGAAACGTTAATAGCTCATGAAGTTCGTAGTCATGGTATCCGAGGTAGTCACCTAACTCTTTTAACATGGCCCAATACTTATCATTCTGTGAGTTACTTCTTAACTTCTTACCACCGTCAGTTAATTTAATATCAACATGGCCATTAGTTTTAATTTCGCTTTTGACCATATCCATAAACTCTTGGAAATTCACTTCGTTTACTGTCATTCTCTTTGCCATATTTGTTATCCCATCCTTTGCTTTTAAATACTATACCTTCATTAGATGTAGCTCTATATTCAACATCACCAAATACCTTTTGCATTTCTTTTAAAAATTCATTTGCTGTTTTCATGGACTTTCCTTATAACGTAAACCTTTTGGATCATACCAGAAATTGAATGATCCCTCAAACTGAAAATTACGCTGCTTCTGGACGAATATTTTTGCATCCGGAATAATTTTTAAGTCAGCCTCAGGTGTTTTTCCCTCTTCTTGCAAACGCTGTTTATATCGGTTGCGCCAGCAACATAAAATATTATCTGAAAGGTTACGCAGATGCGAGCTGCCCATGATATCCGTAGCGTCAGGTATCTGCTCTTCATCTGATAGTTTTCTAGTATGTGCTACTAAAAAAATATGTATGTTAAGATCTCTACACACTACAGCCAGACGATCAGCAAACAGTTTTTGAGAGTTGTAATTATCTTCCGCTATATCAGCCATCTTCATAAGAGAGTCGATAACAAATACTTCTACACCTAACACGTGCTTACCCCAATACAATGTAGCTATCATGTCTTCAGATGTAGTTACTCCAGTCTGATCGTAAATATAGAGTTTATTAGCTGCACGCTCACAAAAACGAGCAATATATTCGTCTGTAGGTTCTTGTGATCCTAACGCCTGGGCCAACATGCGTGCCATAGTAAGTACCGGCCTCATTTCTAAACTGCTTACCAAACATATTGATGTTTTCATAAGATGTAATATGACTTGTGAAAGCCACATTGACTTGCCGTGGCCGCTAGGGCCGGTGACCAAAGTTACTTCCCCACCCCGAACATGGAACTTATCATGCGTTTTAGTCCACGGAAGCGTCTTACCAGCATGTACCTCAGTAGAGTAGTATTTAATAAGATCATCAGTAAAAATATCTGCACTCTTAATTTTAAATTCGTTACCATAAGTTTCTCCGTTGTAAAAGTTATTTACTTCTTGTTGACTGACTGTAAGTTTATTAATTGCATCATTGATGTTCATATTCCACCTTCCCAAGGTTTACGTTCAACTTGTACGTCATCTAACCAACGCATTTGCTGAATGTAAGTTATGGGCGCTGGCGAGAAACCATCCTTCCATTGCTTGCTTTGTTTCATTGCTTCTACATGACCTATAATTTGATCAGCTATCTTATAATACTTTTTAGCCTTCCAGCGATCAAAACATTTTTGTTTAGCTACTTTTCTTATAGACGGATATAACTTCCAAAACCTATCAAAAGTTTCTTCTATAGAAACTTGCTCC